AATCTGACCTATTAAACCAAGTGTAGATTGAACCCCTGCAACTTCTCTACTTTGAAAAAAGGTTTGCATGCCACCAACTTTTTTACCAAATTGAGCTTCATTCTTGAGTTTTGTATTGCGTGCGGCTGCTTCCTTAGTTAGTTCTTCTTGTCTAACTTGATCTTTAGCTTGTTCTTCTGTGATTAGCTTAGTTTGTAAAAAGATTAAATCCTCTTCTGCTCTTAGTGCTTTTAGCTCTACGTCAGAGAGCCTGTTCTCTTCGTCTCTACTTTTCTTGGCCTCAAGTTGTGCTAGTTCTTCGTCTGTTAATGCTTGGCCTAACATCTGCTTTGCTATAACACGGCTCTGCAAGTCTTTATCTTCTTGCTCTTGTGTTTTCTCTTCTTGAGCTGCAAATTTAGTTTCCATCAGCATTAGCTCTTGTTCAGCTAGAGCCTTCTTGGATTCTAAAATTGATTTCTCATCTTCACTAATACCAGTCCTTGATAAATCACGATTAATCCTGTCAAGCTCTATCTTTTGCTTTTCAATGTCCGCTAATTGTGAATTTCTTGACTGTGCGTTTTTAATGGCCTCATCAGTCATCCCTTTTTCTATGCCTGCCAATAAAGCCGCTTCTCTTTCTGTTGCTGCAATCCTTGCTTCTATTTCTGTTACTAAAGCATCTGTTTTTAATTGCTCTTTTGCTTTAAAGGTTTGATCTACAGAACCACCACCCAGATTAACTTCTGGAATTGCTGGTGCTGCATCGGCTTCTTTAGGTGCTGAGGCTTCAGCTCTTGTCTTTACTTCTCTTTCTAATACTCTAATTAAGCCCTCATGTTGAGCTATTTCTTTGTTGAGTTTTGTTAGTCTTTCTTCTGCTCCACTATCTCCATTTGCGACTTTCTCTTCTAATTTCACCCTCATAGCCATAAGACTATTAAGCTGTGTTCTAGTTTTTACTAGCTCTTGTTCAGAAGTGTTTATCTCACCCCCTAAATCTCCAATAACTTTACCAAGTTTTAACCCTAGATCAATAGCTATAAATAAACCACCTACTAAAGCCCCAAGTCCTACCTGGAAATTTTTTATACCAAGTAAAGCTGATTTTGAAGCCGTTGCTACCTTTCCAAAGCTAAAAGCTAAACCTGTATTAGCCTTTGATCCCAAAGCTGCACTTAGGCTCATCTTAGTTGTAGCGGCTGAAGCAACGCCCATAGCTACAGCATATTTACCGCTAAATAATCCTGTAAGTATTAATACATTCTTTAACTTATTAAGTGCTAGGGTTACAGCGGCCACTTTAGCAGCTAAAACAATAGATTTAGTTACCGCACCTCCTGTTACTTCGTTAAATTCCCTAATGCCCTTTATCATAGATGTTATATCATCTATTAAAACTTTAGCTTCGGGTGCAAGATCCTTTCCTATAGCCGTGGCTAGGTTTGTAACCTCGCTAATCATAAACTTAAATGAGTTCTCAAGGCTTACTACTGACCTTGCGAACTCTTCATTTAATGCTGTTTGTTTCTCGGCTTCATCATTTGCAAGAGATAAACTTTTTGCTAATATGTCTGACCTCTTAGCCATAGGAGCTAAGACTTGATTAAATCTAATTCCTTTTAAATTTAGATCGTCAAGGGTTTGATTAAATTTATCAGTTGGCACGCTTGATAGGCCAGTAACTAAGGCTTGAAACGCTCCCGCTGCGTCCTTCTCAAATGTTTCCTTTAATTGCTCTCCTGTCATACCTGTTACAGATGCAAATCTCTCTAAATCATCACCACCTGCACTAATAGCCTTTTGCATCTCAATCATTGTACGACCAACAACTGAGCCACCAACTTCAGCTTGAACGCCAACTTCTTTTAAGGCCGCTGATATTCCAAGTACTGCTGTCGTACCTATGTCAAATTGTGTAGTTGCTTGACCTACTCTCGTAGCCATTGAAAGGATTTCACTTTCACTAGCCGCTGTGTTATTACCCAATCTAGTAAGAACTGAGGCGAACCTATCAACAACGCCCACGCCCTCGCCTGTGATGTTTAATAACCTTGCTACTGCCTGCGCGCCTTCTTCACCAACAACATTTGTTGCAGTACCAAGCTTCGCCATTGTTTCGGTAAACTTAACTATATTTGCTTTACCTTTAACGCCTAACTGTGCAGCGGAGGCCGCTAAGTCTAATAATTCATTTGTTGAAAGTGGTATCTTACCAGATAATGCCACAATCTCTTTTCCAAAACCCTTTAATTCTTTTCCTTCAAGGTTTGCTGTTTTTCCTACCTTTATTAATGCAGTCTCATATTTTGCAAAAGCAACAAGAGTGCCTCCAATGGCCGCTGCTGATACAGCAAAAGCCGCTGTTATCGCTCTACTTGTTTTATCAGAAGTCTTTTCGACCCCTGCCATTGTTTTTTGATATTGCGACGAATTAGCTAATACGTCAAATATTACCTTATTTTTACTCATTACTGTTTTGAATGTTCATAACTTCGTCAAAAGTCTCGTCCTTACGAGGTTTATTTTTACTAAAGGTTTTTTCTAAAAACTTGGAAAACTTGCTGTTGTTTTGCTTAGTTGGGGAACTTCCATAACTTATAGTAGTATGTAGCAAAGAAATTAAGCTTTTAAGCTCTGAGCTCTTCTGTTCATACTTATTCTTATTAAAGAAAGTAATTCTTTGATCAATTTCTTTAAGGCTCATATCTTCCACATCCCTTAGATTAAAACTAGGGAACGACATTAAGACATAATTCTCTAGGTCAAAAATATAATCGCTAAAGGTTATTTTTTTTTTGTGTCATCATCATCTTTTACCGTGTTGTTAATTGCATTTTGCACGGTATCGGGTAAGTTATCAAAAATAGCAGTTCCTATTTTTTCACTTATATTATTATCATCAATATCTTCAAGCAGATCGTCTGTTATTTCTTTCTCCATATCTGCGAAACTTTGCCAATTCCTATCCGCTTTATTGCCGAAGAATATAGCTAATTTTAATACTTCAATCATCCTAGAACCATTAGTATAAATAGACTGCAATTCTTCTCTTGGAAAACTTATTCTTTTATAAAAACCTAAAGTAACTTTAAGTTTATATTCTTGGTTGTTTAATATAATAAATGGAATTTTAGACATAGAGTTATTGAGAATTATTATAATGTTTGCAGCCTTTCAACTGCAAACAGTTTATTATTTACCTGCTTAATAGCAACCTATTTTAGCTACGATTCATATTAATGCCATATATAGACAAAGTTGAAGCAGTAGCACCAGTTAGTTTAAATCGGAATAACTCTTCTGGGTCTTTATAGTTTATTGCCATTACTAGAACATCAGAAGATGTTGGAGGAAATAACCCCGCAATTTCTGTTGATTCTTCAGCTAAATTTCTATAAATACCGTCTACACATTTTTTCTCTAATGTTAGAGTGCCGCCACCTAAACCACCAAATATTTCAAAATAAGCGCTAAAATCAGTATCGTTTGAACCTATAGAATCGGGAACGGTAATTTTAAAAGGTTCCGAAGTTGCGTCTGCGACAATATTGTCGAATATTTCAATTATATTAGGCATGATATTTAGTTAATTGTGGGGGCTGTTTAGGCCCCCATATTATTAGCAAGTTGTAGGTGTGGTAATTCTAGTTAATTCATAAAGTCCGTTAATGTCGGAGTCTTCATCAACAACTGGATTAGCCGCCATTTCAAATTCTGCATACTCTCTAGTATTAGCTGAAAAAGAAGTTCCTGCAACTGCAACTTTAGGAAAGTCAACAATAGTTTGTTCACCTTGTGAGTTCTTAGGGTAGATTAAGAGACAACCTAAATTTTTAATACAAGAAGCATCTGGCATTACGATTTTAGTAGTAATGCTGTTTGCTGGTCTAGTTTCAAAAATAGCTGTGTCACCATCAACTAAAGCAATAGCACCAGAACCGCCAGTAAACTCAATGCCATAATCAGCAATTTGAGTTGTACCACCTGTGCCACTGATAACAACGCCAGCGGCCAATAAAGGAAGTTCGCTAACAACTGGAATAGACCCAGTAGCAACATCACCTAATAAGTAAATGTCAACTTCGCCTGCTACCGCAGTACCTTTGACAACAATTTTACCTAATGGCAATTTTGCTTCACTACCAGGAATTACAGCAACAGAGGCAATACCTGTTGTTGCATCAAAAATTGAAGTTCCTGATTTATTAGTAATTGTGTCAACAAAACCTGTCAAATCTTCCCCTAGAGTAACGGTTTTAACCGCATTATCTAATTGAGTAAATGCAAAGTCTGGAAATTCCATCAATGTTGCAGTTAAACTATATTCTGGTTCACCAGCTTCATAAGCCCATTTGCCGTTTCTATGTCCACCAGCTAAAGGTAGTTTTTCAATTTCAGAAGTAAATTCTACCGTAGAAAGTACTCTAAAAATTCCAACTGGTGCCGCTGTTGCTCTGTCATAGAATACCAAGCCTTTAACGCCGTAAAAATATTTTATATCACTCATAATTAGTTTTTGTTTAAATTAAATAAAATCGCTTTCATTAAAAGCAATGTTCTTTCTGCCAAAAGCGTCAATGTCTTCCCATGAGGTTCCAGCCTTATAAGAATAATTTTGACCATTTTTGAAAAGCCCTTTATCAATTCTTAGGCTTTTTCTACTAAAATTAACTACACCACCACCAATTAATAATTTTTTCTTGGTTGCTGGTATAATTCCTTTTTCTTCTCTTTTGTCTTTAATCATATTAATAGCTGTTTCAATTTCTTTTGATTCAAGCTTTTTTGATTTTAAATCTGTCATAATAAATTATCTTAAAATTAATAAATAAGTAACACCGCTTTTAATACCCTTATAATTAGCGTTGCCTAGTAAAACTCTTTCTGGTGTAAATGACCCAGTAACCACCCCATCCATCATGCCAGGCTCCATTTTAGTTTTAAAATAGTCTGTCATCACCCTAGTAATAACGCCCTCCATCCTTAAAGCCCTTAAAAATACATTACTAGAGCCTGCAACATCTCTTATTATATAAGAAACTTCGACTTCATAATGTTTAGCAACATCATCATATTGAGGCTGAAATTTTGCCTCCCCCATTATGTCAAGGCCCATGTGGCCCACTTGAAAAGTGTTATTCTCCTTAGATCTTTGACATAAAATAATATCGTTGCTAACTGCTGGCAGTAAACTGTCACCCTTTTTAGTGTTGGTGTCTATTATGGCTTGGTTTATCCTAGATATTCCACCCCCAACATCTTGGGTAAGATACTCAATTATTGAATTAATAATGTCTTCACTATCTATCATTTTGTAGTAATTCCAATAAATTTTAACTGCTCTTTTATATCTTCATCAATAATCCTAAGGAAAACCCCGAAAGTGCTTTCACTTGGAATAGAAAAATTCCTTAATGGCAATTTCCTTCTTACTGATTTAATATCGTCGTGATAATTACCATACTTGTTAGACGTTCCAAATACTCCGAAATTACGCCCTATCCTAGTTATATTATCGGCATGACCCTTTTTAGTCATACTTCTTCTTAAATCGCCAGTTCTCTCTAAAATACCCTTATTACCATACCCTTTACGTGCCTTATCGGCTAACGTACTCGGTGCTAAAGCAGGCCACTTTAAAGAGGGCTGTCTAACTTGTTTTCTAGCAAATATTAACTCTACTTCTTTTCTATACTGCCTACCAATAGAGTTCATAGAGTTTTTTATTGTCAGCCCAACTGCATGGCTAGCTAATCTATTCATTAATAGATTACTTTGCCTGGTCATCTTGACTGAAAATAAATCTTTACTCACAATCTGTCTTTATTATATTACAACAACCATCTTCATAAACATTGGTCTTGTTATAGCTAAAAGCTCTAAAAGATTTCTGATCTGTATTTAGTGGAATTGTGCCGTCTATTATCTTCTTCAACATCTCTTGACTATCTTTACAATAGTTTCTTTTTCTTACAAATTCTGATTCATCATCAGTTGCATAAGCTCTTAAGGTTTTATCTATTTGACAAATAACCAACTTATCACAAACTAATTTTAAATAGGTTAAATCTGACACATCAGTTATCGGTAAAATATATTTCTTACCGATAACAAGATCTATTACAATTGATTGCTCATCAATAAATTGATTAACATTAGCTTCAGAAGTATTTGTCGGGGTTCCCTCACTATCTTCATAGTCAAGGCCGTTAAAATACTTTTTTATATCTGTTGCAGTTGTATAAGCCACTTATTCAGATTTAGAGATAATAAATTCAACTAATATAGCTTTTGTGATTTCATTAGTAACTTCGTCACTAAAGCCATATCTTTTAGCCATTTCAGCTAGATCGTCTTTTTTTAGCTTTATCAATTCTTCTGCCTGTGTTAGCTCCGTAGGCTTAACAACAATATCACTATCTTTAGGGGTAATGACTGTTGGAATTTCAACAACTTGTACTTCAACAAATTTGTTTGATTTATCTAATTTTAGATCTTTAACCATCTTTTCGGACATGTTGTGTATAATGCCGTCTGGTCTAGTTACTTTAAAAAAACCTTTATTAAATGAAATTATTTTATAAGTATTCATAATATTTTATTTTGGAATTAAAAGGAGGGCTATGTCTCAAGCCCCCCCTTAGAAGGTTAATACTAAGCGTTAGTTACTTTCACAGCTTTCCACCAAGCACCATAACCAAGCCCATAAGATAAGTCTTTATGACCATATCTTAAAGTTCTTAGGTTAGATAATGCATTAATGTTATCTTGAGGAGTAATTAAACTTCCTTCATCTTCAGAAGATATAAGAATTGGCTTAATTGATTCTTCAGATTGCTCTAAAATGTAATAGTCATTAATATTATCAAAAGGATGATCTACTATATCAAAAGCATTTTTAAGAGTATTAGTTTGAGTGGCTACATTAGTATCTGTTACTAATAAAGCACCTTGTCTAATATCTTCAAATGCCGCTCTTAATTGTGAGTGACAATAAACGGTAAACTTAGGAGTAGCTAATCTACCATTAAGTTTTCTTTTCTTTTTAGCAGATCCGTCTTTTTGGTCTGTTAAGTAGAAGAAACCATTCATAGCGTTCATAGCTGATTTTAGATCAACTGAAATTTGAGCAGTTGTAACACCTGTACCAGTTAGTAAATTGCTTTGAGTTCCCGCTTCAGCACTATAACTATGTGTAGTGTCAAAAAGATTTTGGTTATCAAAACAAGTACCATAAGTATTAGTTTCGCCTTGCTCTAGTAAGTCAATAGAATCTTCATAAGGTGCATTTTTAGCTTCAATGGCAATGTTTCCAACTGCATTGATATACATACTTAAACCAGATATACTGTTGGCTTGTTCTGCTCTTATAAAGTCTCTTGTAAGAATTTCAACTCCAACAACTTCTTTTTCTACATTAGAAATAGATTGTTTAACTAATTCATTGATTTTCTTATAAGACGCTGTGCCTTTAAAGTCACCATGAGAAGAGAATAGCAAATTAACATAAAAGAAACTTTCAGAAATAGCTCCGCTGTTATATTTATAAGCTATGCCTTTAAGCATAGGGTCGAACTCAATTTGGTTTTTACTGAACTGAGTATTAGCAGAAAGATTAAATCTTTCGACCGTTTTTTCAAATGATACGATTTCTCCTGACATTTTTATTTTTATTTTAAATTATTAATTAATCTAGTTTAACTAGACATTGGTTTGTAGCTACTATGTCGATAATATTACCTACTCTAATGTCGTTAGTGGTAGTAGCTGCTAAAGCAACAACATCATCACCATTAACGAAGCAGTCTGACCCAATATCAGTAATTATAACGCCTGGAAGGTCTAATTGAACAACTTCACCACTTTTAAAAGGTATTACTTTTAATTTGTTGTCGCCATTAGTTCCACCTGCTGCTTGGTCTAGTTCTTCTAGTGATATACCAGAAAATCTTTCTCCTCCTGCATCTGCGCCTAATTTTACAAAACCTGCTGCGTCGAAGTTACAAATCCCATTTTTATAAAAGTGAATTGCTCCTGCTGCAACTGGGTATTCCCATCTTGTTAGATCAGGATATATTTTAGTTTCTTGATTACTTGTTAAAGCCATTTTATTTTTATATTAAATTTATATTATTTCTTGCCGTATTTTTTAACGTCTTCTAAAGAGAGGCCACTTTGTCTAGCCACTTCTTTTAATTCGTCATCTATAGTCACATCTTTCATATCAACACCTTTTGGCTCTACACTTATTAACGCTGGAACGTCTTTGTAGAATTCTTCAATGTCAGATTTAGTTGAAAATTGTGATAAGTTCTTCTCCTTCTGAGAATTTACAATGATTCCCTTTTCAATTAATGACTCAACTGCGCTTAATTTGTCAGCATCAATTTTATCTTTAGCCATCTTAATTAAACTATCTTTTGCTTCTTTTGCTTCTAGTTCTAATTTAGAATAGTTAGCTGCTAGCTCTACTTTTTCAGCTTCTAGCGTTGCATTACTAGTTGTAAGTGCTGTCATTGACGCATGAATATCTTTGATGTCAATTTTCATTTCAGATTTAACGCTTTCAATACTTGTAATTTCTTCTGTAGTTAGTTCCATTTCTATTTTATTATTGTTAATATTTTCGGAAAGTTTAATAGGGTCCAAACCCTTTACTGCTGGACGATTCGTAAGAGTTCCGCCCATTAGTACGTTTGAGTGCATCTTGCCGTCTTCATCTTCATATAGAGGGCTTAAATCAATTGAGAAATATTTATATTCTTTACTCTTAGCCATTTCTTCACCTTTTGGGGTAAATTTAGCCATGCCGTAAAGGTCTTGCTTATCTTCTGATAATTCTAAGGTTTTTAACCATGCAGCGGCAGGCTTTTCACCTGTGTCATTGTCGTGCGTGTAGTCAATTGAAATATCAATGCCCCTTGTGTTAGCGTCAAAGTTATCTTTAGCACCTTTGAGCATTGATTCAGTTATAACAACCCCTTTATTTTTAAGGTCGCAAACTTTTAATAAGTGGACTCTCTTTAGCTCATTATCGCTGTCTTCTAAGTGAAATGCTTCTGAAAGTCTTTTTGTTTTGAATTGTTCTGATAGTTTAATCTGGTTTAGTTGGTCTTGAGTCATTATCTCATCAACTAAGCCAAAAGCTATTGCTTCTTGTGCTGTTAACTTAATATCATCTTTTTTAGAAAGTAATTCTTTTATTTCTTCTTCTGATTTTCCAGTAGCCTTACTGTAAAGGCCATTGACCTTATCATTTAATACTTTTACTTCTTCTAAGACTTTAAACGAATCGGTATCTCTTGTGTCAAACACCATCTTAGTTGCTGCCTCGTGAATCATCATTGATGAATTAGTAGAGATTAATCTCTTATCACCATTAGCGGCAATCAATGAAGCTGCTGAAGCTGCTTGACCTAATACAAAAGTATTAATAGGAGCGTCAATTGCGTTCATAACGTCAATTAATGCAAACATATCAACTACCCTACCACCTGGACTGTTAATGAACATAGAGATAGGCTCATCACCTTCCTGATTCATTCTTAACAAATCTTTAATAATAGACTCTGTAGAATATGGATTAACTGTGTCAAAAAGATAAATACTTCTGGAACTTCCTATAAAGTCAAAAATAGACGGCATTATTAAATAAATTAATATTATTAACTAGCCAACGGGGAAATAGGGGAATATTGCTGTGTCTTTGGGAATAAAAAGATAATAAGGCATAGTTCGACTCATTCCCCAAGTTGAACTATGCAAGTTATAAGTTAATTAACACTATATATAGTGTCAAGCTTTTATATTTTTTTATATAGTTTTCTGTTTCAAAACGGAATCAGAAGGCACGAAGTTGGTTATTTCAACGCCTGTCTCTGTTACATATATAGGAACTAAGAAAGAATCACACCTAAAATGTAACGGAGGTTGCACTATATCTAGTTCTGAACTTCCTTTTGCATAAGTCTTACCTACTAAAGATTTACAAATATCTGTTTCTGGTACATCATTTTCGAATCTATAGCCTAATATGGATTCTTCTATTGTTTGATAATACTGCATTTCACCATAATTCATAGCTTGCACGGTGGCTAAATCCAAGCCCCCTTCTATTCTATTCTTATTATCAATATAGTCTTTCATCTTCTCATCTACCATTGCCATGTTATTATTGACTGATAAACCCTTAGACGCTCCTGTATTAGCTGTTAATATAGCTAACTCTCTAATATCGTTTAACTGCTTATCTATCATTGTATCTGATTGATTTAATACAAATGAAGTCAAAACCTGGGTTGGTAGTTCACTTGGCTTAACCTCTGACAATTTAATATGTTTAATAGAGTTCTTCTTAGCATTTTTCCACGCCTGCATAGAAACGCCTGCTAGCTTCTGGCTCAATCTCTTCTTATATGCACCAATATTATTAATCTTCAAATCCTTTAAGCCTTGTGCGTCTGTTTCGCCTTTTTTAAGCTGTTTTCTAACTGCTTTTGAAAACTCATCCGTTATTAACTCTAAACTGGCATCTGAAAACCTCACGAGCTTTTTAACCTCTTGTTTCTTGTATAATTGTCTTTGTGGTGTCGTCTTCCAGTTTTCAGAAAGTTTTATTGCTTCCTTGACCTCTTTTTTAGGCTCTTCTTTAACTTCCTTGACCTCATCAATTTTAGGTTCTTCCTTAAGTTCTTCTTCCTCTTCTCTTTTTGACAAATCAACTTCTGCTAAGTCATACATTTTTCTTAACTTAACTTCATCTTCTGGCTCTGGTACTACTAAACCCTTATCGACTAAGGTGCCTAATGTGTCAGCAAATTCTTTTGAAGCTTTTTTGTTTAAGTTACTACCTACAATGTTAAATTTAGTTGGGTCTACGTTTGCCCAATTCATAGCAACGGTTTGGTGTATTATTTGTTGCGAGTAAGTCTTTTCAATATAATCTACAATATATTGTATTCCATCTAAGAACATATCGCTTGAGTCTCTACCTAATGAATAAGCACCGCCACCGCCTGACTGGCCTAATGTCATAAATTGAGTTAATACACTCATAGACATAGAGCTGTCAAGGTATGCTATATATTCTTTCATTGCCTTTAAATCAAAGGAGGCGTTCAATATATCTATTGTATAGCCGTGTGGCATAACTGCCGAATCGGAGGAGCCATCAAAACCGCGTTGAGCTAAATCAATAATCATCTCGTTAAAACTCTCAAAGTCTGCTGATTCTGAATTAACATTTTCTGGTGTAGTTCCTACAATTAAACCTAGCATTGATCTAATTACACCTTTTGAACTTGTAGCTTTAATTTCTCTCTTGTTGATATAATCATAATATGCTTGTCTAAGTAAACTTACTCCACGTCTATCATTACCGTCTTGTCTAAAGGTAAAGAAAGCTAAATCTTTAAAGGGTATATATGAATAATTACCCTCGGTTGTTTTTTGTTCAACTACTAATTCTTTATAATCTATTTTACGTATAGAAGTTTGAGTCCTTTCGGATAAAATAGGCATCATATATTTATTGCCCTCAATCTCTACATTAGTAAAAAATTTCTCAAATAAAGAAAACCCTAAAGGGAGCATCCCTAATATTTGATTTAACTGTGTGCCGAAATTATTTCTCTTAAAGAACCATTGATTTAAAATATTGACAATTTCTTCTTCTTCTTTAGTTGCATCGCTTATTTCTTCTACTGTCCACTTAATAGATTGTATAGGGTTAATATAGTTCCCTAGTATACCACCGATAATAGAATCATTTCTTGACATTTTCTTAAGCTCAATAGAGCCAGCTTGGCCCTGTAAACAAGTCTCTAATTCCGAGGTTACATCATCTGTATAATATCTTTTTAATCCTGAGTCAGAATCATTTATATTTTTATTAGACTCTCTAGCATCTAAAAACTCTCTTGTCACGCTGAACTCTTTATTAACTTTAGTTTTGGTCATGTCGTTTTAATTTTCTTTTCCTAAATTTTGCTATAACGTCTGAGTCGCTTGTAAATTCTGTAAATCCATGCTCGCAAGCAGAAACCAGGCAATCTACTTGGTCATCAAATGTTTTCTTCTTATCCATCTTCAAAATGGACTGTTTACTATCTGCTTGACCTGTGAAGCTTTCCATCTCATCCTTTAAATCGCTAACAAAAGCCCCATCTTCTGGTAAATTGATATATCCAGCCTCAAGTTTGGGCAATGCTATATCAACTGCTCTTTCATATTTTGATCTAGTTCTTGGTACTGCTACAATGGGGATATTGCCTTCTACTTGTGTTTCTTGTATTATTTGCGTTCCACTAGACTTATCTTCAACATTAGCGGACCTCAAATAACCGTATTTCCTAGGGTCGTAGTTGTCAATAGAATTATGCTTATTCCAAAATTCCTTAAATTTTTGTTTCAAATCGCTATACTTTAATTTGCCTCTGTATTGGTCAATTAAATATATTCCTCCTTCATATCCTTTACCCCAACATTGCATTACTGTATAATCGTGACGTTCTTCATCTTTCTGGGCTGTGTCGACCTCAAGCCAACGGTGTTTTAAAAAGGGAAGTTCTTTATAGTATTTAAGGTATGTTGTTTTTAAGAGGTTGCCGCCCAGTTTTATAGGATTGAGCATATATTTAGCTTGAAAAGCTTCATTTCCTATTTTGTGTTTAATTTTTTGGTAGTCTTCTAAAGAATAAACTTCAGGAAATAAAGGTTTGTTATCCGTTATTGCAGGTAGTTCTAATATCTCAAAATCTTTCTCATGCTCTTTAATATGCCCTGCTAAATCTTCTTTATGCAAAGGTTGTAGGATAACAACAAGTCCAGTAGTGGGGCTGTTCATTCTACTAGGGAGTACTTCATCATAGTAAGTAGTCATGCTTAACCTTGCAAGCTGTCTATGCCTGTCTTGCTCTTTTAAGGGGTCATCAACTATCTGTAAGCCTCCGAATCTATACTCATTATTTTCTAGTGCCTGTGGTAGCTTGCCAGCTCCAAAGCCAACAATCGGGCTTCCAAAACCACCAGCCCAAAAAGAGCCGCCTTGATCTGTTCTCCATAATCCCTTTGCTTTACTGTCCGTCCTAACATCGATATTCCATTTATCTTGAAATTCTGGCAGGCCAACAACATTTCTTATATTAGCAGAACAGTCTAAAGCAAGGCTTTTATCACTACACGCATAAATAAACTCTGCCGCAGGGTTGCGTGCAAAGCCCATTGTGCAAGCCATACTAACCAATAGAGTTTTTGAGTGTCTGGGGGGAAGTAATATTAATAATTTTCTAGTTTTACCATCAATGACCTTCTGAAGAGCATTAAAAACTTTACTATGATAATTAGACAAAGTAAAACTGTAGCCCTTTTGTTTCTTAAAGAAATAAAGGGCGTGAGTCTCAAGATCAGTTTCTAGTATCTTTTTTTCTAATAATGTGTCGTTTTCCAATTTACCACTTATTGCGGGGAATGGTTAATATTGTTTTTTACGTAGAATAGTAATTACTATTTTATTTTGGTAATTACTATTTTTCTTATTATATTCCCAATGTTACTTATTTTTATTTAAATAAGGGTTTAAGTATTTAGTAGGGATGTTAAAAACATCGCTATCATGCCTACTTCTAAGCTTAACATCAAAGCCTTTGTTTTTCTTTGTTCTAATGTATGAGTCGGGAATAGTGACTAAGAAACGCTCTGTATAGCTACATTTTCTAGTATATCTTACGTTACCACAATAGACCCTACTCTTTAACTTCCTAAAGGTCACTTTTTTGACGCCTTTAATGTCTATATTTTTATAATATCTCCAGGTCTGGTCTTCATAAGTAATACTTATATCAACAAAATGATTAAACTCTTTTTTAAGTTTATGTTTCCATCCAGTTAATTTGAGTTTATATTTAATTCCAGGGTTACTATTAACTAACAAACTTGTATCGGATACAAGAGTTGTCTTAGTGTTAATAAGCGAGGTGTTAGAATATCTTATTTTATCCTTCTCTTTCAAGCTATCGGCCTTTATTAGATTAGATAAATGAACATCATCCACGCTAGACAATAACCTAGTTGGCCCTAATGCAAGAGGATTAGTAACACATGATACAGTTAATAGTAATATGCCTGATATAATTAAGTTTTTCATTTTGTTTATTTTTGTTATTAATAGTTTTAAAAGTTTTAAAAGTTTTATTAGTATTTTTGTTCAATGTTTCATATTTTTATAGGGAATGAGGTTAATATTATCTAATCATTGTTTTGTATTCCTTGGACCGTATCAAACAATCCTTTGCTTTCTATAAGAATCTTAGCAAAACACCTAGAGCAATAATACTTCTCTATATCAACTACATACAACCAGTCTTGCATTTCTTCATTGCCATCTTGTAGCATTTCTTTACAAGAGTCACAATCAACATTTCCATTAATATCTGGACATATTAAGATAGTACCTGTTTTTACTTTATTTTTCTTGCTCATTTCTTATATTTATTTCTTATTCTTATAATACTTATTAATAATATTTTTAACAGTAGAAAGAGAAACGCAGGCCGTATCAGCAATATCTTGTCTAGTCATACGTTTTACTTTAGCAATTCCTGATTTATCGTCTCCTATATCTTTCGATTCTACCAGCAAAACATTATTTAAATATAAACTAAGTACTTCGTCTTCCCCTATTATCTTATTACCTTTGCGCCTTCCTAAAGTCTTACCTTTCTGTTTAGCTCTTAGTTGACCAGCCTTTATGCTTTCACTGTGCTTTGTTGAATTAAATCCGTACGTCATTTTTGTTATATTTATTTAATAGTTGACTCAATTGCCTTAATTACAGCTTTATTATTGTTTACAATCAATACAAACCTACCTAAACCATAAGTTAGGCCATGAAAAGCCCCTCCAAAGCGTCTTAATAGGTCTATTTTATCTAAGTAGTAGTTTACACAGTCTGAATCATTATTTAAAACAAAACCTTCTCTATCTACTACGATATAATCTTTTGCGTAATAAAAGCCTTTTCCTATCTCTAAGAATTTTTTAAACTTACCTGTTTTTAAATCGTATTCCGCTAATTTTAAATCTATCATTTCTTTTTTAATAATTTAATTATTACCATTATTAGCCCACTTATGGACCATATAATAAGTCCGCAAAACGTGAGAAGTATCGTAACTATAAAAGCAATATCTAAGCTGTTAGATATATATTTAGTTAGTATTGATGGTGCTATTATTGCTATTATCGCTACTATTAGGCCTATTATTAATATTATTATGTATTTATTCATGTTTGTTGTAGTTATTGGTCATTTTCAATTATATTTATCATTTCCTCTATAGCTAGATCTAAATCATAATGATAAACAGTGAAGGACCCCACTGGATTTTTATCATAAGCTTGAATTTGGACAAGATTATTTAACTCAATTATCTTTTTATAAATATCCTTATCTATTCCCTCTTCTTCTAAGAACGCATCAATTGTCTCATGTTCTGAGGTGCTTAGTAAATTCTCTTCTATATCCTCATAGAAACTTCTATTGTAGTTTATGCTTATATAAACTGAACATTTACATAGTGCGGTTAATTTTGATAGATTGCTCATTTCCTCTCCTGTTGTTCTTTTTTTAATAATTCTATCTCGCCAACTAAATAGATTGTATATTCATATATAGCTTGATTTAACACTTGTTGCGATTTATTGGCCTTCTCCATCTTTCTTGAGTCTATAAACTCTTTGAGGTCTAATATTTTATTCATATTCCTTTATGTTGTTGTCTTTTATCCTAATAATAAATAGCAAAGCCAAGCGCCCACTAAAATAGGTAAAAATATTGCTAAACATTCTATTAATTCTATTCCTGTCATATCTCTAATCAAAAAGGTTTAACTGTAACGAATCCGAATAAGTCTCCAACAAATACCTCTCAATCTTCCTCTTCTCCTTATCCTCCTTAGAAAGCTTAAGTAACTTCTTAATTATCTTACTATCAAACCCCTCGTTCTTAGCTGCGTCTAAATCTCTTTGACTCTTTCAACAATCTCTTGTTTTTCTTCCTCGTAGCGTTCTATGGCTTCGTAGTATTGCTTTAGTTTCTCTTGGCTTTTGTTTCCTAGTTCGTTTTTTATTTCTGTCATGTTATTATCTTTGTATTATTATTAATAATCACCAGAACCATCCTATTCTGGCCTCGCACTGTCCTAACGTAGGTTATCGGCTTCACCAAGGCTACTATCCTTGATATTTCGTAATATCAAATCAAGATTTATATCCTCTCCACCAGCGAGCGTGCTGCCCGCTTTTTTTCTAGCTCCTTCCATTGCAATGTTGATTGAGGCGTTAAAGTCTCTATCATGCTTAGTATTACATGATTTACAACTCCACTTTCTCTCGTGCAATTTTAGGTCGCTATATACAACCCCACATGATGAACAAGTTTTTGAGCTAGGGTAAAATCTCCCTATTTCAATTACTTGCTTGCCAACATCAGCAGCTTTGTATTTTAAAAATGTAGTGAATTGACTCCATCCAGCATCAGCAATACTCTTTGCTAATTTATGGTTTTTCATCATTCCACTCACATTCAAAGATTCGATTGCAATCGCTGTTTGGTTATCACAGCTATTGTGTCAAGCATTCTCACTTAATAAAGGTGACATAGGCTAAGGACTTACACCTTAACACGCTGGAAGGATGTTTATTAGCTCCCCACACATCAAGATCTAGTTAATTAAGCCAGAAAGTCAATGCGACTGGACTTACACCAGCAATACCCAACACTATTCTTTTTCGTGCGTCTGTAAATATATTCATATTTTCTATTCCGCCACTATGTCATAAAATGTAAAGCAAACCCTCAATCTTTACCAACATGCCACTATCATTTTCCGCTTGTCCGCAATGTTGTTTCCCACATA